AGATGACTTATTGGGCCTCGGAGTAGGCTATCACTACGGTGAATGGTGGGGCCAAGGCATTCAGCGGAATTATGGATTACAGGATAGAAGATTCAGCCTGTTTAATATTTGGATGAAGAATATTCCTGAATGCGTATATAAGGTTCCAGTAATCGAGAAAACGCTGGAAAAGGCTCGCGTTAGGTTGAACCAATTAGGTTCCCAGGCGGCTCCTGGGTTTATGAAACCTGAAGGTCTAGTATTGTGCGCTACACAGAATAGAGGCGTACGGTACAAATATATTATCAATGAATAGAGGAAGGTTTAAAATGACAGATTTAAAAATTGATGAAGAACATATAAGTACAGTAATTAAAAGTGCAGAACAACTGATCGACGTGCTTTATACAATGGTAGGTAAATTGAGAAATAAAGATACCGATATCAATGAAAGATATTTGCGCTATGTAAGGTTAGTCAATTTATTGAAGACTTTTGAATTTATGTCAAGTCTAACAGACGCAATTATCAAAATAGGCCATGATTTTAATCATGAGATTTTTCATACCCCTTCTTACAAAGAAAAGGGTTGGGATAAACGTGACTTGAATAAAAATCCCTTTTTCATTAATCCGAATGAATCTTCGGAATCACTTAGTTTAGAATCGTTTTTAGACTTTTTGAAAAATAACATCCCTGATGGAAAAGAACACCCAAATGAAGATGAGCCTAAAGAACATATGCATTAATTTGGAGATATAAAGGTAGTCATTGGAGGCAACGCCCAGTAGGAAGGGCACCGGACTGTAACTCCGTGGTCGGCTAGCCCGTGGTGGTTCGAATCCATCTGCCTCCACCATCTCATCTACCCATGGTAGAAGGAGTTGAGCAACGGTTATGCCCGCGCTCATTTATTTCAACAGACACAACATCTTGTGCCATTTAATCAATCCATACACTACATGTAGTGTTTTCCACCCTATTTCGTGATAATGTTAGCGTGATATCTTCATTAAGGTTCGCATGATGCGACTGAGGCAAAGGATTGCCCCTAAATGGATAAAGCGACTCAGCTAAAGCTTGAGAACGCCGAACTTGCGGCTAAGCTGAAGGGTAGTCTCCTACTTTTCATACAATCATTCTTCCCGATACTAACTGGGCGAGATTTTATAATCTCTCGTCCCGTTGGTAGGGAGAGTCATTTCATAACGATTTGCCGCGCTCTAACTCGGTGTACTCGGCTTGAATCATTACGACTCCTAATTAACGTCCCTCCAGGCCATGGAAAATCCGTCATCGTTAGTTTCTGGATTGCCTGGTGCTATGCGAAATGGGGAGACTGTAATTTCCTCTACATTTCCTACGCGAAGACTCTAGCAGCCACTCACACTGATACAGTCAAGCGACTAATGTCTCTTCCACAGTATAAGGTGCTATTCGATGTTCATTTACGCGATGACTCTCAAGCGAAAGATGCGTTCACTACTGAAGCAGGTGGTACGGTCGCGGCATTCGGTTCTGCTGGGGCTATTACTGGTAGGAACGCTGGGCTGCCTGGTCTGGATAGATTCTCTGGCGCAGTGGTTATTGACGACTCACATAAGCCTGATGAAGTCCACTCCGATTTAATCCGTGAAAGCGTTATTACGAATTTCCGTGAAACCATCCAACAGCGACCACGGGGAATTAATGTCCCGATTGTGTTCATTGGCCAACGGTTACACGAGCAAGACTTACCTGCTTACTTCCTTGCAGGAGAGGATGGCTATACCTGGGATAACGTCGTTTTAAAATCATTGGATGAAGCTGGAAACGCACTTTATCCCGAAGCCTTCCCTCTAAACATGCTCCTAGTTCGCCAGGAGAAAGACCGCTATGTATTTGCCGCTCAATTCCAACAAGACCCACAGCCTGCCGGTGGTGGTCTCTATACCCCAGAGGATTTCCCACTCTTAGCTGAAGAGCCAGAGTACTCGATAACCTTCATTACTGCAGATACCGCAGAGACAGAAGACCCAAGAAATGATGCGACTGTTTTTTCCTTCTGGGGTCTATACAACATCGAAACTGAGGGAAGAAAGACTGGCGTCATGGGTTTGCATTGGATTGCTTGTAGGGAGATGCGTGTAGAGCCGAAAAAACTGGAAATGGAGTTCTTGGATTTCTGGCAAGATTGCGCACGACACAAGCACCCTCCTCTCGTTGCTTTCATAGAGAAGAAGTCTACAGGCGTCACCCTTATCTCGATTCTTAAAGGATTAAGAGGACTTAAAATCCGCGAGATCGAGCGCACACGCAAGTCAGGTAGCAAAGCTCAACGCTTTATCGATATCCAGCCTCATATAGCCTCCAGGCTCGTATCACTTCCCGCGCATGGTAATCACACGGAAATGTGCATACACCACATGAAGAAAATTACCAACAATGACTCCCATGCCCACGATGACATTGCAGACACCTGCGCTGACGCCGTACGAGTAGCGCTCATCGATAAGATGCTATACACCCATACCCATAAGGACGCCTTATTTAGAAGTACAACCCAGGAAGCCACAAGCCGATTGAACCGACTCAGTGCGCTGAAGAAGAAAGCCTATGAGAAAAGGATTTGACTATGGCTATCATTGCAAGAAGACATACCTCCCAGCTTGATAAAATCAAGCAATCCGTGGAACAGTCGTACACATATTTCCGCCCCAACTACGAACGGTTTCACCAGTTCATGCGATTTGTCTACAAGTCGACGCTGACAGAGGATGATATTGCAGTTCTTGCAACACTGGGTAGACCCCAAATTGAATTCAACATGATGGAAGCCTACATCTCACGACTTCGTGGAGAGTTCTCCCGTATGGAGCCAGGTTTTGTCGTGCGTGCTCGTGATGGCTTTGATGACATTGACCCCAGACTATTAAGCATCTTAGAGGCTCATTTTAGGGCCATATTAAACGACTCTGACAACGATGGATTTAGCTATGATGTTTATACTGATTTGCTGGTCGGTGGTTTTTCTGTTGTCGAGGTTTATACGGATTATATCTCGGCTATGTCGATGGATCAGAAAATCTGTGCCAATCGAGTTTTTGATCCAACATTATGTGGATTTGATCCCCTTGCTCGCAAATCGCATAAGGGTGATGGCAATTACTGCTTCCAACTATTTCCCAGGGAACGAGACGAAGTAGAAAAGGAATATGGCTCCGATGCGCTTAAAGGACTGAAATACGCAAGAAGCTTCTCAGGTTTTAACTGGTCATACCGAGCCGCCAAACGTGACATCGTTTTAATGTGTCAGTACGACAAGAAAGACTTTAAGAAAGAGAAGATTACGAAGCTCTCTAATGGTCGAGTTGTCGGTGTGAAACATTATGAGCGTTTACTCGAACTGTGGAACGAAGCAGGCCACATCGAGCAAGCTCCCATTCCGATTGGGAAAATGCGTGAAACGATGATTGAGAAAATCACGCGCTATACCTTTACTGGAGCAGAGCTCATTGAAGCGCCTGTAGAGACAAGTTTTAGCATGCTTCCCCTAATCTTCTTCGATGGCAATAGCGCGATTCTACGGGACAACAGCGACTCTACAGCCGAGCAGATGACAAGACCTTATATCTATAACGTGCGTGATGCTCAACGCCTGAAGAACTACGCAGGTCAGTCGCTTGCGAATGAGCTTGAGAACACGGTAGAACATAAGTTTATTGCTAGCGTTGAATCTATTCCTGAAGACTATCTAGATGCCTACATCGATGTTCAGAAGCCAGGCACCCTCCTCTATAACCAGTTCTACGAAGGAAATCCTGAGATATCTCTTGCCCCTCCACGAGAAATAATGCGTACCCCAATTCCTCCACAAATCAGTGAGACATTCCAAATGTCCGATAATCTGATTCAAGGGATTCTAGGAAGCTATGATGCAGCGTTAGGCATTCAGAATAACGAGCTTTCCGGCGTGGCAATCATGCAGGGTGCTATGCATTCAAATGCAGCCGCTATGCCTTACACCGTAGGCTTCATGAAGGGATGGAATCGAGTCTGTCAGCAATTCTTAGATTTAATTCCAAAATATTACTTGACTCCTAGAAGTATTCCGATTGTCGAGCCAGATGGTAAACGCAGTTACCAGACAATTAATAAGAAAGACAATCCCTATATGAATTATGACCCCATGAGCTTGGATGTGAAGGTAGAGGCAGGTG